CGGATGGCGAACGAATCACCATACCGAGGGCTCTGCTTGGTACATATAGGAAGGGTTAATTCCTAAGCACCAATATAAGACCTGACCTTCTTGATATCGACTTCCGGCAAAGCAGAAATCATTTCAGAGATAGCAGAGACATCACCACCATTAAGAGCAGTAATACCTTGGTCTTTCAGAAACTTAATAGCGTTTGCCAGGTCAGAAGCTTTTACATCCTCACGATTGAGCTGATCAATCAGCTTAGTAGCCACCAAACGGTGAAGACTATAAAGATCATCTTCCGAGGCAAGTCCTTCAGTCTTATTTAGAGACTTTTTTGGAGCGGCTGCCATAAATTACACGGAACAGTTTCAACCCCAATTGTACGAGGCTGTTTTCCTTGAGACGAGACACAGCAATCAATTCAGAAGCTGCAAAAGCACAAAGCCAAAAAGTGGCTTGCACATGGGGATCAGAAAAATCCATAAAGATACCTAGCTAGGGTTCTTGATCAAAATAGCCCAACCAGAGTTAGGCCCCTCAACAAGCCACCTTTTGTTCCAATTCTTTTGGCTGTAAGCAACCCCTTCACCTTTGGAATGGTTTACATAGCCACCACGAACCATATCAGCCTCACCATTGGGGTCATGGTGGATCCAAGCGCCTTCTGTAAACCCAATCACCACGCTGTAGTGCCCAGAGCCACTAGGAGCCCCTACAGGGCCTTTGTGAAGCCAACCAGCTACTACAGGCCGACCAGCCTCTAACTCGCGTCTGAGAGCCTCTGGGGAGCCGTTCTGGATGAATTTAGCGTCTAGCCCGAGGTGTCTAAGGGTTTTAAGCTGAGCGTCTGCAGAAGTTGAATCACCATATCGAGCACGGATCTTGTTGTATTCGTTATCTGTTTTTACCTTGCCGTAGTAGTCAGCAACCATTGCACAGCTAGAACTAAAGCACTCTCGATAACCATTAGGGCCGTTATCCAATTGGTACTCATACGGCACCTTTAGCAACACACCTGCTTGTTGTATTTGAGGTTTCTTTGTTTGACGATTAACAACAGAGATTAACTTATTTGCATATCGAGGGTCAGTTGCATAACCCTGAGCTTGTAGTTGCTGAGCGGCTTCTGACGCTGTTTTAGCGTTATTTACGCCTTTGTATTGTTTGTAATCTTTGTACCACCGAGTAACGAGGTATTCAACGCACTCTTTAAGAGAAGAGAAATTAAGAAACCCGTCACGAACAGAAACAGGTACCCCATTGACATACTCCGTTGTTGAAACAGTTTTACCAGTTCCTTTAAGTCCAAAGTAATTATGTACGCCTGATGTATGTTGTCCCCAGTTACTCTCCAAAGCCCACTGAGCAGCAACTAGCTCTGGAAACTTTGCTCCAGCCTCACGAGCAAGCTGCTCTACACCATCCCACGAGCCGTTACTAGGAATATTGTTCTTAGGACCAGATCTCCACAAATCAGAAAACTTTGCCAAGGTCCCTGGAGGAATCTGATCCTGCAGGAAGTCCAAAGCAAAGTTTTGATGTTCTTGATTGTTGTAATACTTAGCTACGTCACGGAGAGAGATGTCGGCCATTAAGCAAGATCCGGTCGAGTTTTTCGTCGATGTGTTGGATCTGTTTATCGATCCGGTCCATCATCGGCATGAGCTCGTCCTTTCTAACAAACTCTTTGTGAATCGTCATCTCAACACTGTCGATGCGGCGATCAAGCTCCATATGTCTTTTGTGGGACCAAGCAAATACACCACCACCGACACTGGTAGCACCTAAGACAAGGGATAAAAGGAACGAAGGATCCATTACACACCCTTCATACGCTGTTTATAAGCTTGACCCTTTCTGCGAATTTCCATCACATTAGGGACTGTGTTAGCAAACCGCTCCCAAGTACGTTTTGCGTACGCCTCATCGGCAGGGCTAGCTGAAGGATCGTGCTCAGTAGGACGGATCTCAAAGCTAGGACCACCAGCTACTTTGATGGATCCTGACTTTTTCATTCCATAACCTCTTTTGCTCTTCATTTCTTAGGTACGCAATTAGGGACAGTTTTGGCACCTTTCTTCTTGGTACCAACCATTTCGTAGCCTTTCCAGCATGGTCCTTTAGCCATGATCACTTCTCCCCTTTCATTTTGGTGGTGTACTTACGACCTTTCCAAGTGAAAGTCTCGACGCCAGCTTTACGGGCATCAGCAAAAGCGTCATCAAACGAGCTGTTCTCACGTCCTTTGTTGCCTTCACGAGCCACACGTTCTTGACGGCTAAATTCAGCACCTTGAGTACGTTGAGCTTCTACTCGACGGGCCTCAGAGGCTGGTAGAGCACCTTTAGCTGGTTGAGCCCGCATAACCTCTGCAACGATGGCTAGAGGGATCCCTAGACGCCCCACACCACGACTCATACCTTGAGCTTGCATCGCAGGGGCTCTAGAAGCTCCTGTACGGGTCACAGTGCCGGGTGCAGTAGCTTGAGGTAGTCGGGCAGTTTGAGTGGGCCTTGTACGGCCACTGGGGGTCCTTAGACGACCTCCTCGTTGTGTAGCACCTTGACCTTCAGGAGCGTACTTACCAGCGTTGCTTCGGGTCTGTCCGCCGCGTTTGATTGGCATAGCAGTTACTTGGTTTTATAACCTTTGTTCATCTTGCCACTTTTTGGGCTGTTGTGTTTTGCTAGGTTTAGCAACTTCAGGTTTATTAGCGTAGAGATACTTACGTTGCTTGTCGGATTCAAACGGCATAGCTAAAAAGCAATTCTTTAAAAACGTTAACAACAAAAACAGCCCAGGCTACTAACCTAGGCTGCAAATAGAATTACAGATTTTTAACGTTTTTACTCAGCTACCAGCGTTAAGGCGAGCAAACACAAATTCAACAGATGGGGTACCACCAGTAATCGTCACCAAACGACCCCTGATGGCCTTAAGCGGTACGTTTTGAATGCTAAACGCCGTAGCACCGTTACCAGTAATAGTGGTGTCACCACCAGAATCACAGTTGAAATAGTTAGTGCCGTCCAGAGTGCCCTCAATACGAACGACAACACTCGTACCAATACTGGATACGTTTACCTGAACAACAAAGTCCTCTGCACCAACAGAAGGCACATCAGCAGTTGCACCAGTAGCAGTCAGCGCAGTGGCTGTTGTAAAAGTAGGGACCATTTCTTTGAAAACTGTTTGTTTTAATTGTAGACCTAGGCAAACACCCTTACAGGCTGCTCAGGCGTCACCACAAACTCCTCCCACCCCTCAGGCAGCTCACCGACATAGTTGATGTGCCAACCATCGAGGACCGTAGGGCGTGTAATAACTTCATCATCCAAAGACCATTCACCACCACTAAAAATGGTGCCGATCACATCAAGGGCGTGGATGTGGGAAGCAGTGATAAACGCGCCGTCTTCAGTGAGCAGACCAGCAGCATCTAGGGCATCCATGCCGGTCTCAGCATCGGGGAAGCGAATAAAGTGTGTCATTGCGTGATCTGCTGCAGGGTGGTGTTAGGGAGGCGCTGGGGCCAAAAGGTGAGGCGCTTAAGGCGACCGTTCTGATAATTGCCACTCTGATCAGCACCAATCAACAAACGATTAACCGTAGGCAGCGTTCCAGTGGCATCAGTTACGGCAGTGCCACCAGCGTGAGCAAACGCAAAGTCATTGACCGCATATGCCCCGGCGCTTTTTGTCATAACACCAGAAACAATAGTGCCACCTCAATTACAGTCAGCTTTGGATCGGTGCCATTGGTAAATAATGCAATTCGCTCATTTGCCGTGCTGTCATTAAAGCCGGTCACACCTCTGGTCCCAGAAGTTGGTGTTCTGTATTCTGCAAACACCGTCCCCTCATCCTGCCGATACCAGGAGCTGAAGTTACTCCCCGTAATACTCGCCACGTCTGCGCTGCGGGTTGCGGCGGCTGTGGTGGTGGGGATGTAGCTGGTGGGGAAGGAACCGGCTTCTAGTTGAGCGCCCCAGACATGGATGGATCCGTATGTGTCAGGAGTAGTACCAAATGCACTCAGATAAATTTGGGCCCTTAGTCCTGTGTGGGCAGTGCTAGTAACACCACTAAGGATGCAACGATACCAACCATTTGGATAGGGGACGATTGTTGATGTCGGCGTAGCCCATCCTGTGCCAGAAGCGCCTGTTGCAAGGGTAAAAAGATTAAACACGCCCCTAAAGTTATTGGTTGCTGCGCTGTCGGAAACGTACAGAGCAATTCCGTTTGTAGTTGCAGTGCCGACTTTTACAAACACAGAAAGTGTATAAGCCTGCTGTGTTGTTAAAACAGGATTCTGCCGCAGAAAACGCGTAACGGTAAGTCCGTCTGCTGGAGGAGCAATGGTATCTGCGGTTGCCGTGCCGTCTGGTGCAACGACTGAGTTAGTAGTAACAGTAAGGTTTGATGCAGCCCACGTCGTTGCAAAATCTTCAGATTGCAGCACGTTATTTGTCCTCGCCTCCTCCACCAGCAGCCCAAGGCTTTCGCCCGTCGTGGGGTTGTGGTCGAAGCGTGCTTCGTTCGTCGTCGCTGTCCTGATCACACCCTGGCTATCGACGTAGGTGCCGCTGCTGGCCCTTGTAAAAGTTACACGAGGGTCAAGAGTTTTAGTACGAGCAAATTGAAGGTCAAGTGAAGAGGCATTAAAAATACTGCCATTTCTGACAGTAGGGAAAACGCTTTGTAACAAACGTTTTGGAGAAATTACCTTCATTTACCTTGACCTCGATAAGCCTTTTTACCCATCTTAGGCTTACTGTTTTTACTTGAACCTTGGGTTGTTTGTTTTGGTTTAGGCGGAAGACGTACTGGTTTACCGCTAAGAGTTTTCTTAACCATTACGGGAGTCCAAACAGCTCCTTCAGTTCCGCCACAGTCAACCCAGCGGCTTCCAGCTTCTGCTCAGTGGTGAGCACTGGGGCGGGTTCAGGTTCAGGGGCTGGCAAGGGTGTGTTGCCTTCATCGAGCCAGGCCAGATAGGCGGCGTAGTCGGTGTTGGCGGGGTCGGGTGGGATGAAGGCGTTATCGGTGAGGCGAAGGATGGTGTC